TAGTTGAGCTTATAACTCTATGACCAACGACCAACTCATCATTGTTAAGAATGAAATTACCTTCCACACCTGATGCTTGTTTTGGTGTTTGACGCATTTCACCGACTACTTGAGGAGTAGTGACGCAAACCATGTCATCTGTACCTGCATTGTCTTTTGTGATTTCAGAATCTAGGTCAACAAGTTTTGCATAAGTAATTGCTCCACCATTTGTACCCATAGCAACATCACCAATACCTGATGTTTGTCCTATTCCAGTCGGTTCATTACTTCCCCCACCTTCTAGGAATACAGTATCAAGTTTTTGAGCAAAAGTTGAAACGAAATCATTTCTGATTACTTGCTCTATTGATGGATCAGATTGCAACATTAGTTTCCTAGTGAAATCAATATATCCTGCACAAGTTTTAGGACTCATGCTGACTTGTGCAAATACTTCTGCACCTTCAGATGGTGCTGAACCTTCAGCAACAAAACCCACATTACTTGCACTTGTTGATAATTTAGGAATAGCTATATTTCCGACTAGACCCTGCATTTGAACAGCACCGTTAGCTAATACAACACTTCGACCATATAAAGCTTCAATGAACATATCGCCACGATGAACAGTACCCACAAGATAACCACCTTGGGAGTCTGTTCCTGCTGTTTGATCTCTAGTCCACGCTATGTCAGTAGGTGCATAGAAACCTCTTGCTTCTTTGCCAGTTTTTCTAGCTATTTCGTCTGAACATTCTCTTTCAAATCCTGCTTTACGCCAATCGCCTGAAGCAGATGCGTGAATAGCTCTCATTAAAGAATATTCTCTTTTTTCTTCATCAAGTCCAACTTCGGATGGAAGTTTAAAGACTTGTTCATTAGTTTTCTTTGAAACTTCATCTAACACTATTCCTCTGAATAGGTCTAATGAAACTCCATCTTCAACAGCTTTATCAGCCACTTCTTGAAGGTTATGTTGAGAACCAAGAGCTTGAATTTCTCTTATTCTCTTTGTTTCTTGCTCTCTAGCTTCTGTTTGGATTTCCCTTACATTAACTTGAGGAGCTTCTTCTTTGACTTCAGTTTTTACTTCTTCTGTCATGATTACACTCTCCTTTTGAGTATTTTGAGTTAATGGAGTTTCTAAGCTTCTTCCAACTCCTACTGACTGATCAGCAGGAATAGAAACAATGCTTAGTTCTAAAGGAGTCCATTTTTCAGCAACATAAGTGTCCAAACCGTTATCGCCTTCCAATTTTTCTCGCTTTTGCAGTTCATTTATACGATAGCCAACAGAAACATTACTTCGTATTCCATCTTGAATATCGTCAAAGATTTCACTAGCTGAGTTCGATTTTCCAAAACGAACATTTGCTCTTGCTACCTTGTCTGCACCGACCTGCACACCCTCGATTACTCCAATTTGTTTGCGAGGATCATGGTCGAGTAGAAGTGGAGCAGTTCCACTTCTTAACCAATCAAGTTCTATTGCACCTTCATTGTGCGATAAAACTTCAAATCCAAAATCACGTTCTACTGGTGCTTCAGAAGAAAATGCTAATCGCACCCTGCGATCATCTCTTTCTATCTGTCTGACATCAATTCTTGCGTGTCTGAATTTCTTTTCTTCAGAAACATCATCGCTTTTCTTAGTCGGTTCTTCCTTTACTTCTTTTATATCTAACCGACCACCGATGATTGTTTCTTCATCGACTGTTAATTCTTTGGTCATGTCTTATCCTTCCGAACCTTCTTCTGATTCTTCAATTATAGTTGGATCAATTTTTGATGCTCCAAATGCACTTTGACCTCCACCGAATGGTTGGAAAGCAATCTTAATATTTGCATCTTCCGCCATTTGTTTTTCTCTGTTGAGTTGGTCAAAATGATCTTGAACATCCCTTCCATAGTGATTTAAAGCATCCTGCATTGTTGCCATTCCATTATTTAACTGAACAGCTATTGCCATTGCTTCCTTTTGAGGGTCAACCCAAGACCAACCCCTTGGAGTCCATCTTGGTCTATGAAACTGTCTAAACTTGCTCGCAGGTAACGGTGCATTTGCACCGAATGGTTGTAAAGCACCTATTGTCAATGAATGTTGCAACCACTTTTTAAAAATAACTCCATGAAAGTGATCTATCATCCATGCTTGCAATCCTCTGTAATAATCTCTTTCCTCTAATGCTCCTTGCCTGATTGAAGAATAACTCACGCCTTGCAAATCATTTGCTAATGAAGTGTAAGACACTCCTAAACCAGACGCTATTCCTCTTAATGTTCCTTTAACAAAACTCTCAAATTGACTTGTAGGATGCGATGGATCAAACATTGTCAATTCTTCATTAGGGTCTAATTTCTGAAATGTACCTGCTTCTAAATTGATTGTTGGATTGTAAGTGTCCTCTAATCCATCACCAGTATAATCACCTGATTTCTTAATAATACCCATTGATGAAGCTGATACCCTACTTGCTACCAATTCAGCTTCCATGTATTTACCTAACATTTGCAGATCAACCATTGAAACACTTAATGGAGGAATACCCCTTGTTGCTTGTGGTCGGTCTTGCCGAAAAGCATGGATCAATCGACTTGATTCAATACGCTGATATTTCTTTGATCCCACATTTGGAAATTGAGTATCAGATGGATTAAAAGATGCTAAATAATACGCAACGGGTTTCCCAAACTTATCAATTTCAACACCCATTCGTATTGCATTGCCATTGGATGAATTAACATCATTGTAAGATTCATCTAAATAATCAGCTTCCAAAAATCGTATTGCAAAACCATACGGATTTTCTTCGGTTGGTTTTTGTTCAAATAGTTCAATAAGAACTTCACCATCCCTCGCCCATGTTTCTATGAATAGTCTTTGACAATCCAACCAACTTAATTTTCCATCTACAGTACAGACGCCTGCATAACCCCAAGCTCTCCATCCTTCTTCAACAACAACATTTGCTAATGAATCGAAACGATTTCTATCTCTATCTGATCTTGCACGATTCTGTAAATTAACACCTGCCGATCCAACAACATTATCACGCATGAGTTGTATGTATCGAGAAGCATAATCATTATTTCGTGCCAGTTGCCTTGCTCTATTTCTTAATATTTTTAAACTTGGTTTTAATTCACTATCGGCTGAAGCTGAAACACTTTTAAAATCTGCTAATAATCGACCCGTTCCTGCTCCATCGAAAGTTCTTGAATGTCTTTTTGTTTTTTGTCTTTTTTTAAATAAATCTAATATTCCCATTAGAAACTCACTTTCACAGATGTTCCAGTACCTTGACCCCGATCTCTACGGTACTTTCTTTCTTCATTATCGACTCTTGCTTTATATGTTTCTTCAAACTTAATTAAATCTTCTAGTGGTGTTCTTGCTAATGTTCTTCCTTCAACAGAAAAACTTTCCTGATCTCTTGTTGCCCGACCTTCTATAACGGATTGAATAGCGTCTAATATTATCTTTGCATTAGTTCGAGGGTCGGCAGTTGATGCATCTCTATTTGCTATAACTTTAAGAGTTCCTCTATCGACTGTTATTCTTTCGGAATCGGAATCTCTGGTAATGTATGCCTGCCAAGTATAAGTGCCTGCTGTGTAACCTGATGTGGTCGATTTAGAAACACTTATTAAGTAATCATCACCCGATGCACTCGCTGTAAGTGCTATTTCACTCGCTGTGCTTGCTTGTAATCGTAAGGCGTATTTCAATGTGTATGATGAATTAGAATAATCGGTATTTAAGTCTGTTCTTTTCCATTGCCACAAATCACCAACTATTAATTCTTCAGGTTCAATAGATGGTGCATTAGCTGAATCAAATAAGTTTGCCATTATATCCCTTTAATAATTTCGCCAGTCAGTAGCCCAATTTCCCTTATTGGTTCTATTTGTAGGTCGATGAACAACTGGATTAAGAGTAGTGGGTTTAGGTTTTGCTTCCGAATCCTTTTGTTTTTCAAATCTATTTGCTACTGAATTAATGTTAATATTTAAAATTGCGTAAGCTGATAAAGCATAAACTCGGCAATCTAAAGCTTCATTTCTTGCTCTTGTTTTAATCCATTCTCGTCTTTGAAATCCTTTACGGTAACGAGTAACGATTTTTTCAGCAGTTAATTGTCTAAAATATTCATCACTTCTATCTTCTGGAAAATGACAATATCCTGCTCCTTCATTTTCGATTTTCAATCGTGAATAAATAATTTCTTTTGCGGTATCTACGCCCAAAATAAACAACGGACATTTTGCCACGTTGTTTGTTGATCTATTTCCTATTAAAGCTTTACCTTCACCACCAATTCCTTTAATAGCGAATATTCTTCTATGTCCTCTTGGTTTACAAAAGGTGTAAACCGCATTTGTATAATGTCCACCTGAATCAACACAAGCTGAACGAATAGTAATCTTTCCACCTAATTCATGGTCATATTCAGTATTTAAAAATTCATCTAAATCATTCCATAACTGAGGTGCAGAAGGGTCACCAAAAAACACCTTATAATCTATTGACCATGTTTCTTCATCACGACCCCACCCCACAACTTCACATTCTATTCTGTCATCTTGAATATCGACACCTGCTGACAAGACAACAACTCCCTTTGGTACTTTTGACCAAATCTCCTTTCGTGACGAAATAGATATATCATCAACTCGTTCTCCTTCATCTTCCCAACTTTCACCGAAGTAAGTATTGACGAAAGCTCGTAAGGTTTCTGGTAGTCGTTTTGCTGATAAAAACTCTCTTACTGCATCTGGTAGATTAATCCATGACGAATATAATCCTGATAAATGAAATCCTGCTATTCCTTTAAATTCTTCCGTTGATTTCCATTCACCAAGCTTGATTGCTCTTAGTCTATCGTTGTCATTCCATGCTGATCCACAAAACTCACATACATAAACAGCACTATCTGGATTGTCCTCTTGCCAATGAACATTCTTCCAAACTAAAACTTGTTCTTCTTTGCAGTCTTTACATTTCACGAAATATTTTCGTTGATCAGATTCTAAATATGCACTTTCAATTCGACTCGCACCTTTATTAGTTGGAGTTGAAACCATTACGATCTTTCTATTCCAGAAAGTCGCTGACCTTTTCTTTGCTAACTGAATTGGATCACCTTCTGTTCCTGCACTTGGAGGATAACGGTCACATTCATCACATAAGACTATCCGAATAGGTCTGCTCGCTAAACCTGAACTGGAGTTAGC